GCACTCTGCGCCGGGGCTGGACCGCCCGGACCGAGCAGGAGGCGGCGGGCGGCGGGAAAGTAGACCCCGCCGCCTACGCCAACGCCCTGCCGGTTTTCAAGCGGGGGCGGACCTTTTACATCGAGGTCATCAACCCCGTCCACTATGCCAGCTATGTGGAGTTTGGACACCGCACCCGTGGCGGAGGCGGCTGGGTGGCCGGGCAGTATTTCCTCACCCTGTCTGAAAAGGACCTTGAGCGGGTGGCCCCCGCCGTCATTGAGAAAAAGCTGGAGGCGCTGCTGCGGGAGGCTTTCAATGTCTGAAATCAGTTTTAAGAGCATCTATGACGGCGTGAGCCTTGCGCTGCACGCCGCTTTTCCTGCTGTGCAGGTACACGGCGGGAATGTCAAGCAGGGCCTCAACCCTGGGGACCTCAATGTGGTCATGCCCTCCGCCGGGCAGAGCAAACAGGTGGGAGAGCGGTTTCTCCGCACCCCTACCCTGGATGTCATCTACTACCCCAAGGTGGGGGTGGCGGAGTGCTGCGAGGTGGCAGATCAGCTCACCATGCTCCTGCGGGACATCACCACCCCGGAGGGGGACCTCATCCATTGCACCAACTGCGAATGGTCCATTGAGGAGGGCGTCCTGCATGTGCTGGTGAGCTATGACCACCACGCCTACATCCCCCAGGAGCCGGTCCTCATGGAAACCCTTGATATTGAAATGGAGGGATAAACATGGCGCAAGCCAAGACCACGAACAGCGAAAAGGCCACCGGGGCCGCTACCTACAAAAAGGAGCAGCTTGTGGCCTCCAAGAGATACGCCAACCGGCGGGACATCATCATGGCCCTGCTGGAGGACGGCAAGGCCTACACCTTGAATGAGGTGGACGGGCTGATTGAGAAGTACATGAAAGGAAAGGTGAAGTGATATGGCGCTGGGAGGCGGCACCTGGCAGACCCAAAACAAGGTCCTGCCCGGTTACTATGTCAATTTCTCCAGTGTGCCCAGGGCGTCCGCTACCCTCTCTGACAGAGGCTATGCGGCAGCGCCTTTTGAGCTGAGCTGGGGCCCGGAGGGTGAGGTTTTCCCCGTCACCTCCGGGGAGTTTCAGAAAAACAGCAAGGTCATTTTCGGCTACGCCTACGACCATCCCAAGATGCTCCCCCTGCGGGAGATTTTCACCCACGCCACCACCGTCTACTGCTACCGCCTGGGCTCCGGGGCCGTCAAGGCCTCCAACACCCTGGCCACGGCCAAGTATGGCGGCGTGAGAGGCAACGACATCACCATTGTGGTGGCCGCCAATGTGGATGATGAGGACCTCTGGGATGTGACCACCTATGTGGACGGCGTGGCCGCCGACACCCAGACCGTGGCCGATGCTGACGAGCTGGTGAGCAATGATTGGGTGGACTTCAAAACGACCGCCACCCTGGAGGCCTCCGCCGGGATGCCTCTGACCAACGGGGCGGACGCCACCACCATCACCGGCGAGGCCCACCAGGCCTTTTTGGACAAGATTGAGCCCTATGCCTACAACGCCCTGTGTTGCCCGGCATCGGACGCCACCACCGTCCGGCTCTATCAGCAGTTTTGCAGCCGGGTCCGTGATGAGGTGGGCAGTAAATTCCAGCTTGTGGCCTGGCAGCCCAGCACGGCGGACTATGAGGGCATCATCGGCGTGTGGAACACCGTGACCCACCCCACCATTGCCAATGTGCCCACCCACTCCCTGGTGTATTGGGTGGCCGGTGCTGAGGCGGGCTGTGCGGTCAACAAGTCCCTCACCAACTTCAAGTATGATGGTGAGCTGACCATCAACACCGACTACACCCAGGCGGAGCTGGAGGCGGCCCTCAAGGCGGGCAAGTTTATCTTCCACAATGTCAACGGTGATGTGCGGGTGCTGGAGGACATCAACACCCTGCTCACCCTGTCCGACACCAAGGGGGAGATTTTCCAGAGCAACCAGACCATCCGGGTGTGTGACCAGATTGCCAATGATGTGGCGGTGCTGTTCGGTCAAAAGTACCTGGGCACCGTACCCAATGACGCCTCTGGCCGCTCCTCCCTGTGGGGGGACATCACCAAGCTCATCCAGCAGCTTGATGACATCCGGGCCGTGGAGAACTTTGACCCGGAAATTGTGACCTGTGAGCAGGGTGACAGCAAGAAAGCCGTTCTCTGCATCGTCAACGGCCTCAATGTGGTCAACGCCATGGCCCAGCTCTACATGAGCGTGATTATCCAGTAAGGGAGGGAAAGGAAAATGTCCAAGCCGACCATGAACACCCAGGACGCTGTAAGCGCCAATTTTGCGGAGTGCTTTGTCACCATTGACGGGACCCGCTACTCTATGCTTATGGCCAAGGAGTTTGAGGGCACGGCATCCGTCAACACCGCTGAGGTTTACAAGCTGGGCGGTGTTGTGGTGGGCCACAAGGCCCAGACCGTTGCCCTGTCTTTCTCCATGACCATCTACAAATGCACGGAGATTTTTGACAAGGTGGTGGAGGACTTCATCAAGACCGGCGTGATGCCCACCTTTGACATCCAGACCTCCAACGATGACCCCGCCACTACCGTGGGCCGGAGCACCAAAATCTACAACAACTGCATCCTGGACGGCGATGTGCTGCTGTCCATGTTCAATGCGGAGGGTGACTTTGTTGAGCAGTCCATTGAGGGCTACTGTGACAGCTTCACCCGGCCCGAACAGTACACCAACCCGACCTACATGTAAGGTCACATAACACACAAGGAGGAAAAAAATCCATGAGTAACCTGTCCGCTTTCATGCGTGCCAATGTCGAGCAGATTGAAAACCACAAGTTTGCCGCCTCCCCCCGCATCAAGGGGGAGAACGGCAAGCCCATGGAGTGGGAAATCTGCTGCATCTCCGCCGATGAGTACGCCCGCATCCGCTCCGCCTGCATCCGCCAGGTCCCCGTGCCCGGCAAGAAAGGCCAGTACACCCAGCAGCTTGACACCTACACTTTCCAGGCAAAGGTGGCGGCCCGCTGCACCGTGTTCCCGGACCTCAACAACGCCGCACTCCAGAATGATTGGGGCGTGGCCAAGCCGGAGGAGCTGATTGGCAAGCTGCTCATTGGCGGCGAGTTTGACGATTATGTCACGGAGGTTTTCCAGGTCAACGGTTTCAAGACCGATGATGACATGGTGGCTGAGGCAAAAAACTAATCCTGGACGGTGACCCGGAGGCCAATTTTGCCCATTTCTGCCTGCAAAAGTTTGGCTGGGAGCCGTCCAAGTTTTTAGACCTGCCCGTCAAGGAAAAGGCTTTTGTCATCGCCTCCATCCAAGTGAGGGGCGAGGATGAAAAGAAACGGGAGGCCGAACTGAAAAGCAAGATGAGAAAAGGCAGAGCCAAACGGAAGTAACAGGGGCCCCCGCTGCATGGCGGGGGCCTAATTCTTAAAAGAGGGGGTGAACCCGTGGCAACAATCAGATCTCAGATGGTCCTCAATGACGGTATCAGCGGCGTGCTCAGAAAAATCAACACGGCGCTCAACACCACCCTCAATGCCTTTGAGCAGGTCCAGCGGGCCTCCGGGCGTGCTGTGGACACGGCGCAAATCCAGGCGGCCAGAGCGGCGCTGGTACAGGCCAACCGTGAAGTGGATGAAATGGCGGAGGGCTACCGCCGGGCGGCAGAGCAGGAGGAAATCCTCAACAAGGGCCTCCGCAACGGCACCAATGCTGCGGGCGGCCTGCTGGGCAAGGTCAAAGGCATTGTGGCCACATTGGCCGCCGGAGCCGGTATAAAAGCGCTCCTGGGGCTGTCTGACAAGCTGACCAGCACCACGGCCCGCCTCAATTTCCTTGTGGATGACGGGGGCTCTGTGGAGGCCCTGGAGCAGAAAATCATGGCCTCTGCCCAGAGGTCCCGGTCCGCCTACCTGGACACCGCCTCCGCCATCGCCAGCATGGGCTCCAATGCCGGGCGGGCCTTTAGCAACAATGATGAGCTCATCGGCTTTATGGAGCTCATCAATAAGAGCTTTGTCATTGGCGGCGCTACGGCGGAGGGCCAGGCCGCCGCCATGCTCCAGCTCACCCAGGCCATGGCCGCCGGTGCCCTCCGGGGCGAGGAGCTCAACTCCATCCTGGAGAACGCCCCCGGCATTGCCCGTGCCATTGAGAGCTACATGGGCATTGCGGAGGGCTCCATCAAGCAATATGCGGAGCAGGGCCTCATCACCGCTGAGGTGGTCAAAAACGCCATGTTTGCCTCTGCGGATGAAATCAATGCCAAGTTTGAAAGTATGCCCCTAACCTGGGGCCAGATTGCCACCAAGATGCAAAACACGGCCCTGGCGGCCTTTGACCCTGTGCTCACACGGCTCAACCAGGTGGCAAACAGCGCTCAGTTTAACACGGTCATCAACGGGACCATCAATGGGCTGGCCATGCTGGCCACGGTGGCCACCGGCGTGCTGGACCTCCTCATCAACGGAGCCGCCTTTGTGGTGGACAACTGGAGCTGGATAAGCCCCATCGTCTACGGCCTGGTGGCCGCCTTTATCGCCTACAATGCCGTGGCCCTCATCACCAATGGCATCAACGCCGCCATGGCGCTGGCCGAGGGTGTAAAAGCGGCGGCATTGATGATGAGCACCGGGGCCACCTTTGCCCAGACTGCGGCTCAGTACGGGCTCAATGCGGCCCTGCTGGCCTGTCCCATCACCTGGATTGTGGTGCTGGTCATCGCCCTTGTGGCGGCCATCTACGCCGCCTGTTCGGCCATCGCCAAGTTTACCGGCATCGCCAACAGCGGCTTTGGCGTCATCTGCGGCGGCATCAATGTGGTGGTGCAATTCTTTGTCAACCTGGGCTTGACCATCGCCAACATTGCCCTGGGCATCTGGAACGCCCTGGGGGCCTGTGCTCAAAACATCGGCATTGCGTTCAGCAATGTCATCTCCGGCGTGCAGGCCTGGTTTTACAACCTGCTCTCCACGGCGCTCACCGTGGTGGCCGGTATCTGTGAGGCGCTGAACAAGTTGCCCTTTGTGGAGTTTGACTATTCCGGCATCACCAATGCGGCCAGCGACTACGCCGCCAAGGCGGCGGAGGCCTCTGGCAACATCCAGGACTTTGTGAGTGTAGGGGATGCTTTCAACGAGGGCATGAGCACCTTTGACACCTGGCAGGACGGCTGGGTGGGGGATGCTTTCAACGCTGGAGCCAACTGGGGTGACGGCGTGGCCAGCGGCATCTCTGACGCCGTGGGCGGCCTGTTTGACATGGACCTGGGCGCTGCTACGGACTACGGAGCGGGCGGCCTGGGCACCGGCGGATATGGTGACTTTGCCATGGATGACCTTTTGGGCAACACCGGGCAGACCGCCGCCAACACCGGGGCCGCCGCCGATGCCCTCAGCACCTCCACGGAGGAGCTGGAGTATTTGCGGGACATTGCGGAGCGGGACGCCATCAACCGTTTCACCACGGCGGAGGTCCGCATTGACATGACCGGCATGACCAACCGCATTGAGGGCGGTGCCGATCTGGACGGTGTTATCTCCACCCTCACAGACGGCTTTACAGAGGCCCTGCTGACGGCGGCGGAGGGCGTCCATGCGTAGACCCTGCCCCATGCCGGAAACACGGAGTTTTTTCCAATGGAAAAAAGGAGGGTGACAAGAT